TACTTCTACCCCTTTGGGGGTAGTCGGAAAGGTTGGTGTCCATGGTAGGTAGAATCTACTTCTCTATGGATAAATCATAGCTTTGGAGGATTCCTCCGCAGCTGTGACAGTTCTTCAGCGACGCTATAAGCGTTACTGAAGTATATCGAAAGCTTCTCGGGTTTCTCGAGAAGTTCCGAAATCTTCCGCGTTACGATATTCGTAAAATGCAGAATGACTTTCGTCATGGGATCTCCCATTAGGACTCCCTGACGAAGAAGGATTCGTCTGACACCATCGGTGTCAGTCGATTCCCCTATGTCTTCTAGACCGCCTTTGGCGTTAAAGAAGATGTAGCGGGGACTAAAAGCTGTTTCAGTAACTAGCCCTCGCAATACTGTTGGAATGCCGCATTGCTGCATCCAACGGTCAGCTATAATATGCCCCACAGTGTGTGACATATTATCAGTGGCTTCTTCAAAGTCTGTACTAGACATGAAGAAGTCGTCGTAGGTTTCTACAATTTGTGAGTAGCCTACGAAATCAGAGGTTTCTTTGTCAGTGACGTAGAACACCTCTTCTCTCAAAGGAGTCTTATAAAGATCCTTGAAGAGAGACCACGCCTGATTTGCTCCTAGCAAACCATCCGTGCTAGTTTCAAACCCCTTAGCAAGAGGCCATGAAACTATCCTGTGCACTAAATCAAGAACGATTTTGAGACAGGCTCGAGCCTTGGTAACGCTTCTAGCCTTACCTGGCTCCTTTACTACCGACAAGAATGCGTATCGCAATTCTTCCGGTGGTTCCAAGAGTGTCTCTTCAAGGCATCGCCAGAAGATATACTCACCCGTTGAGAGTTCATCTAATGTAGATAACTCCAACGTTTCAGCTGTCTCCAAGTCAAGAATCTTGGCTGGGCGACCGCGTAGACCGTCTTTGACAATTAATCTAATTGCCTCGTCGGTTCCTCCTTGTGCACGGTTGGATTCCCAACATGCCGAGGATGTCACTGCGATTGACGACTTTGTCGACAATCCAGTGAAAACGTGCGAGGGTACCTCTTTGAGGCACTCAGACATCGCAGCGAATATGAGTCGCTCACTGGTTGGATCAACCACTGGTGGCTCTTTTGATACAGTCAAGAGAAATTTTCTCTTTGATTGTAGAACAACAAGTGCTGGGGGTTGCCCACATGCCCTTGTTTGTGACAGGGTCCCAACTATCCTAAGATAGTTCGTCCCCGTCTCCTTGGAACACATCTTATAGACGTGTATCCATGGAGCAAGGAAACCGAAGGCTTCGGCCTTTGATTTTCCTTGTTTGTGACTAGCCCCGAAATTTTCGAGGGTAGTAACAAATTCTTTAAGCTTATTGCTAAGAGCGTTAAGCTTAAAGGACTTTCTAAGAGACTTTAAAAGTCCGTAGAACGTCGGCAGGTCCATTGCCCATTGGGTAATGTTCCCGTCTATGAATTCATCTCCTATAAGGTAGCTGAGATTCATTAAGACGAAACTGTCATATGATGACCAGTTCCAGTCTTCTTCGGGATATGCTAAAAATCTTTGTAGAAATATCCCGTCAACGGTCTTTAAGAGTTCAATGAACCTCTTTGATCGTTGTATTTTACTCCGTCTCGATTCGGGATTGGAGTAAATTTTCTTGACCATATCTGGATTCCAGTTAGGGTCAGGTTTTCCTTGGAGTAAGAATTTTATTCTTTTCCAAAGATTGTTTGCCCAGGCAGAAGATTTCTTCTCCTGGTCAAATCGCAACTTCATTAGGGCAATGCCCCAATGAGTGTGCTTACGCAATACGAAACTTTGGATTTTCCAAGAGCGTATTGCTTGGAAGGGAAGGGGGTGCCTCACCCCGGTCTTTTGACCTAACTTCCCTACCGGGATTTTGTCCTGGAGGCGGATTCCGTCTCCTGGCCAAACTGTTAGTAATGGTAAACGTTTTCCCATTACTTCCAAGAGTGATCTGCAAGATATTATCTTCCAAAAATCACTATACTCAAAAGACATCGTAGTACGATGGTCTTCTGGGCTAAATTCTTCTTCATCACTTTGTGATGAATCAGAATCGGCACTATCACCTTCACCTTCTAGGTTGGTGTCGTGCTGTTCTACCTCTTCGTCATTGACGTAGGGGGTAGAATCATCTAGGCTATTCCTTATAAAGGTTTCAGCCAAAGATGTAGTACTCGTTTCACTAGAATAGGTAACCGAGTCCTGAGGGAGGGGAAGAATTTTATTCTCCCTTTTCCCTTTTCGCAAAACAAGGGTAAAACCCTTCTCTTGCGCAAGAGGGTGGGTAGCCTTCAATGAAGGATTACCCATCCTAGCCATAAGCAGACACGAAGGTGCCTGTTTTACGGTTATGAAGAATTCACCCCTACTATAGGGAATGAGTTCCTCTGGTATTTCTGAAGGGAGAGACTCCCTTGAGAAATAGACTCGTCTGTTTACAGCATTGCTATAAACATACGAATCGCATACTTGAACTCCCTTTGGGAGTGGAGGTGCGAAACTAGCTCTGC